CTTTCTCTTCGCGCGCCAGCTGCTGGTAATGTTTATTCCAAGCCTGGGCTTCGATCCGGTCTTGAATGTGATAAGCCGCCATGGCTCTCTCCTGAAATTTGGTTGTAAGAATCCCCGGCGCGATGAAAGCCGCCTGATAGCTCAGTTAAATTCGTGCGCTGATATGCGCTGGTTAATGCGTCCCGGCTGGTACCAGGTTCGGCTCAATACTGCGTGATGCGTATGGTCGGCGGATGTGGCGCAGATTACCCTGCGGCTCATGCCAGTAGCTGCCGTCGCGATAGTCGAAGCTGACCAACCATGCGGCGCCGGTGCGGCGATTGCGCATCATCACGGCGCGTCCGTTGTTAGGAATTGCTTTAGCCATTGAACACCCCCGCAAAATGCATAATGTTGATTACTGCCGCTGACCAGAGAACCATCATCACAATTAGCACGATAACCAGTGAACGAATGCCGTTTCTGCTCATGCTGTACCACCAGGTATCAGGCAGAATGCGCTTGCTACCAGTACGCATAGGACGATGGCGAATGCGTGTGCCAGAAACTTTAACCACTCGGTTTTATCTTCTTCGCGGATCATCTCTTCACCTTGCCTTATCGCCGGCCAGCGGAACATTTGACTTGATTCCGGCGCTGCCGGTGTTGTTTGGATATAACAACTATGCGATAAAGAATAACTCAAGTCAATAGGGTATTGTGTTAAATATTCTATTGGGGTTTGTTTGCGAGATTCCTGTGGGAATTATTTTTACTGGAATAGTCTGCTTCAGAATGTATACTGTATGGATATACAGTTACTGGCAATTTAAGTGGTGATGTCAGGAGGTTGATTTATGGGTATTTTGTTCGTACGGATGGGGCCTGGGAGCTATGTAAGCACCCAGGCATCAGAACGCGTAGTAGTTTACTTCTTTAATCCTGGAATAAAGACCTGGACTATCGGGCCGATGACTGTTGAAAGGTCAGATACTGGTGCCAAAGGTACGCGGTTATCATCCACAGATAGATACCCGTTTCCATCACCACCGATGTGATATCTAAATACAGATAAAGCCTCCTTCAGTTTTACTAACACTAAGTCTTCTGCAGAGGCTTTTATATCTGGATCCACGATCACTACGGAACCTGCTGGAGCTTGAGATATACCTGTGCTCCCCTTAATGACATAGGCACGATAATGCTCTGGAAGCTCGCTAAACCAAGAAATGTAATCACCAGTAAATCCATCATAATCAAAAACTTTTACGTTTTTCGAAACATCAATTGCTTGAATGGCGTGGTTAGACTCTCCGTAGATCGAGCCCGTTCCATTGATAAGCCAGTCAGCGCTTATGCCCAGCGCAGCAGCTATCTTCCCTGAATGTCGAGATGTCTCACTATCTCCACGAAGGATTTTTGAGATTGAGGATTGCGGTACTCCAGCCTGTTTCCCAAGCTCTGTCTGGTTGGTTTTACCTGTAGAGCTCATGGCATAAGCCAGTCTTTCTTTGAGTGTTTTCATAGCTCGAAAAATATTCCCTAAAGAATTATATGTCAAAGTCTCAAATGAGTTGATCATTTGAATTCCCTAACGCATAATCATTAAAAAATTATGCAAAGGAGAATTTCCATGAGCGACACAGTCAACGATGCTATCAAACGCGCCATCACCATTGCTGGTTCTCAAACAGAACTTGCGAGAAAAACCGGAGTAAATCAGTCAACGGTTAGTAAATGGCTAAACGGAGCGGAAATTGGTTCTCGCTTTATCAAGTCCATTGTCGTTGCTACTGATGGCCAAGTCAGTGCCTCTGAAATCCTTAACTCAATTTCTCATCGTTAACGCAATAGGGAGTATCACGAATGCAAAGCGGAATAGCTCGCAACTTAGAACCGCCAATCCTCAACCCGATTGAGCTTGAAGGGGTTTTACTCAACCGACTTTCATCAATCGGCCAAAAGGTCTACGCGGAGTTTTTGGGTATCAGTGAGTCAACTGTAAGTCGCAGGAAGGGGGAGGGGCATTTCGCTGACATAGCGAAAGAGCTGTCAGTGCTCGGCCTGCAGGTTGTTCCGCCAGAGGCGGGGGGAGGTTTCCCCCCCTATCTGCAGTCAGTAGAGACTCTGGCAGATATTGGGCTAAGGGCAGAGCGTTGTCGGCCGGGGCCGCTGGGGTGGGACTGATGAACGGCAAAAAAGGCGAAAGCCGCAGTGCGGTAACACTAACGGCTTTCTACGCGAATTAACTGGATCAATTCACAGGAGTAATTATGTCAACACTTTCTCAGTTGTACAAGCAGAAGGACAAAAACGGGACGGACACAACAACCCGTAAAACCTTCCTCGTCCCCGTTAGTGAACTGTATGTAGAGCCTGGCTTCAACGTTCGCGAAATTGACCAAGAACATGTCGGTGAATTCCGTGACGCCTTCATAGCTGGCGAATTTGTACCACCTCTGGCCGTTCAGGTTACCGAGTTGGGCGTGAAGATCATTGATGGTCATCATCGCTACTACGGCGCCATTGCTGCCAATCAGCAAGGCGCTGAAATAGCTCGCCTTGAGTGTAAGGATTTTGTTGGTACTGAGGCTGATCGCATTGCGTTTATGGTGACCAGCAGCCAGGGGAAACCCCTTACAGCACTTGAAAGGGCCGCCGCATACCAGCGCTTGAGTAATCAGGGATGGGAGCCAGCAGAAATTGCGAAGAAGGTGAAGCGTTCTCTGTCTGATATTGATTATCACCTGCAACTACTGGCGTGCGGTGATCAGCTTATTGAGATGGTCCGTACCGGAGAGGTATCTCCAACTACAGCAGTGGCGCTATCGCGTGAGCATGGAACCCAGGCCGCCTCTGTGGCTGTTCGTCAGATGGATAAGGCAAGAGCAACAGGTAAGTCGAAATTAACCCGCAGCGCGGCGCTGCCGCAGTTTAGCGCCGCAAAGGCGCGCCAGTTTCTCCAGATAGTCGCTGATCAGGCTGACATTGAACTGCCAGCTGATGCGCGCGCCATCCTGGACAACTATCGCGAATTCCTGAAAGAGGCTGGCTGGGAGAGTGAAGCATGAACACTGCAGAAATTCTCAACTTCCCCATTGCCGATATGGGGATACAGGAGCAACGCGTGGCCGATACAGACGATGGTTACACCCGTCTGGCTAACGAGCTGTATGAAGAGCTTATCGGTTCAAACCTGACTAAAAATCAGGCCAAGGTAGCTCATGCTTATTGCCGGAAAACCTATGGGTTCAACAAAAAGATGGACCGCATTGCAGATACTCAGATAGCTCAGTTAACCAGACTTCCTCGACAAAAGGTTAACGCTGCGAAAAAAGAGCTTATCAGCATGCGTGTTTTGGTTGAGGAAGGCGATCTGATTGGACCCAACAAAAATCTGCATGAGTGGATTTTACCTGAGGCTAAAAAGGGTCCGAGTTGTCACCACCGCAGTGACAAGAAGTGTCACCACGATAGTGACAGTCACTGTAATGGTGACACTGTCCCTACGATGGTGACAAAAAGTGTCACTACGGTAGTGACAGAAGTGTCACCAAAACAGGGACACACAAAAGACACTAATACAAAAGACAATAAAAACAATAAAAACAATAGTAATAAACCCCCTAAATCCCCCCGGGCGGGTTCGTTCGATGCGGCCAGTGTTCAGCTGCCTGACTGGCTGTCCGTAGTCACCTGGTCTTCATGGGTTGAATACCGTCGTGACCTGAAAAAGCCGATCAAGTCTCAGCAGACCGTGACGCAGGCCATCAACCTGCTCGACCGCTGCAGGCTGAACGGATACGCGCCTGAAGAAATCATTAACCGCAGTATTGCGAATGGCTGGCAGGGCCTGTTTGAACCTGACGGGCAGGCGAAACGCGGTCGCGATTCCGGGCAGGAAGGCCTCCACTGGAACAGCCCGGATGCATGGAGGGATTTCCTGTGAAACCTGAACTCTACCGCGCAATAAACAATCGGGATGGTGCAGCGATGGCAAGCATGGCCGGGGGCAACCCTGAGCATGGCCGGGTTGTGAATTCAGACGCTGAGCGCCTTGTTGACGCGCTGTTCATGCAGTTGAAGCAGATTTTCCCGGCAGCAACGCAAACCAACCTCCGATCCGATGCTGACGAGCGAGTGGCTAAGCAGCAGTGGATAGCGGCATTTTCAGAAAACGGCATCCGCACACGAGAACAGTTATCCGCCGGCGTGCGCCATGCGAGAGCGAGTGAATCGCCGTTCTGGCCATCACCGGGCCAGTTTATCAAGTGGTGCAAGGACAGCGGCACAGTCCTCGGTATCAAGCTGGCTGACGTGATGGGTGAATTTCAACGATACAACCGCGAGAAAGGGCTCCACACCGGCGGCGCGGAACGCTTCCCCTGGTCTCACCCTGTCATGTACTGGATTGTCACCGATACCCGGCGGGCAATGTATCAGCGCCAGCTCAGCGAGGCAGAAACCGAGAAATATGCTGCTAAAAAGCTGGAAGACTGGGCGCTGAAAGTCGCCGCCGGAGAGCAAATACCTTCACCGGTGCTGTCGCTGGAGAATAACCAGGAAGTAATCCCCACAAATCACGCCAGCAGGCAGCGCGGTTACCACCCGGAAGGCAAAAGCTTCGGCTGCATGCCTGGCGCCGCATCACTCGGCGCGTTAACCCCGGCTCAGTGGCTGCGGGACGAATACCTGATTGGCAAAGAAAAGGGGCTGATTCAATGAAACGTATATCCGGAACTCAAATCGTCATTAATTTTATCGGCAGTCATCCCGGTTGCACTTTTTAGAGATACGCATCGGGACAGGCCTGCACTCTTCTGTCGTTATCGCTTAAGGAGCGTTTTAGCTCCGGCCGTTAGTTCTGGCGGGCTTTTTCATATGTTATGGAGGTGCATGAAAATCGCTACACAAAGCGGGCAGGCGTGGCGGGGATACGAGCGAGCGCTAGCAGCCATCTTTAAGCTTTTCTATATGTCATGATTAAAATTTTAGGTAATATCTATAGTTTACATTTGCAATCAAGGAGTGAGTCATGTCACTAAGTGTGGTAAGAGAACAAATTCTTAACTTTGTTTCTAAATCAGCCCCTTCGGTTATGGCAATTAAAGGAGAGTGGGGAGTTGGTAAGACATTTAGTTGGAATAAATTTCTTCTGGAAGCAAAGAGTGAAAATATGATTTCAGCTTCACGTTATTCTTATGTTTCTCTTTTCGGCATATCTTCGTTAGATAGACTGAAATATTCTATTTTTGAAAATGCAGTTTCAAAAGATTCCATAGGACATGATCCAAGTTTAGATAGTTTAAGAAAAAATACCTTAGGTATGCTTGAAATATTGGGAAGAGGTTCTTGGAGTAAATTGAAAGAGCTACCGTATATAAAGTCTGCCGCTCCTGCCATAGAAGCATGGTCATTTATGTCTGTGTCAGATTCATTAATTTGCATAGATGATTTAGAACGTAAAGGCTCATCATTAGAACTCAAAGATGTATTAGGTCTTATTTCTTTGTTAAAAGAACAAAAGAAATGTAAGGTTATACTTTTGCTCAATGATGGTACTAAAGAAGTTGCTGATTATGAAAAATTTAAAGAGAAAGTAATTGATATTGAATTGCATTTTTCACCTACACCAAATGAATCTGCACAGATAGCATATGATAATAGTAAAGACTTCCATAAGCCGTTAGCACAATATACTATTTCGTTAGGTATTGAGAATATTAGAATTTTAAAAAAAATAGAACGAAATGTAGAAAATGTATGGCGTGCTTTTGAAGGTTGCGAAAGTGAAGTTAAAATGCAATTTTTACATACAGTTGTATTAATGAATTGGGCCTATTTTTGTTCTAAATCAGATAACGATATTCCCACTTTAGATTTCCTAGAGTCTATGGAAAGTATTTACTCAATAGCTAAAAAGGATGCTACAGAAGAAGAGAAGAAATGGAAGGGTATTCTACTGAGCTATAATTTTACCAGAGTTGATGAATTAGATAGGAAGATTGCAAAGCTAGTCAGGAATGGATATATAGATATGACAGAGCTTAGTGAGTCGATAAAGATTGTAAATAAACAGGTTTTAGATAATAAAAAAGCAAACTCATTTAGAAGTGCATGGGATTTGTTTCATAATAGTTTTGATGAAAATGTAGAAGAAGTTGTTTCTCATTTTTATAAGTGCTTTGCAGATAGTGTAACTCAAGTATCGCCTAATGATCTTGATAGCCTTGTCGGCGTCTTCCGTGAACTAGGCGAGAATACAAAGGCATCTGAGATGATTACGTATTATATTCAAGAAAGACGAAGTGAAATTGAGTTGTTTGATGTAGATAATGTTTATCTTTTTAGACCAATCAAAGATAAAGAAATTATTGAGAAATTTAAAGGTGTATATCTAACTGATTCGCCAAAGCGAACTTTAGGAGAGGTTTTGGATGTGCTCAGTGGGCAAAATGGCTGGAATGATGATGATATAGAAGTATTAAGCAGTGCCACTGAAGATGATTATTATAATTATTTTAAAAGTTTACATGGAAATCATTTAACATCCCATGTTGCTACTTGTCTGAAATTTGGCCGTATTAGTAATGCTAACGAGCAAACAAGGTCGGTTTCTGTAAAAGCTAAGGAAGCTTTAATGAGGATTTCTGGAGAGAGTAAACTGAATGAGATAAGAATGCATAAATTCAACTTGTAGAGTTTATTCAGTAGTAGCGTCTATAATTTTGCTACTACTGAATTAATCAATTTAATTTATATTCATTAAGGCTAATTACTGTTTCTCCTATCCATTCATTTAGCTCCGCAAGTCGTTTTTGAAGGGGGATTAACTCATTGCGAACAAATACTAAACTCACCTTTTCGACATCCCCAAAACCACCAACGTTACTCGGCATAATCCCCATCATCTGCGGCGGTACGCGGTGCGCTGCCATCATGTCATCACGGCTCACGTTCTTAATGTTTAGAAACTCATCCTTTGCCGCTACTTCTGACAGTGGAATGATCTGGATGCCGTTTTTTTTCCCGTTGGGGGAGTACATAAACAGGTTGCGGAAGTTGCCCGGTCCCTTGGAGCATTTCATTACTCAAAGCCGCGCAGCACGCGCGGCAATGATATATAATCTCCTCATAACAAGAGGGGTTTAATTATGGAAAGAAAGAACATATCAAAAGAAATCAATAAATTAAATACGCAAACAGCCCTGTCTGCGTCTTTTGCCTTAATCGTGCTTGTAGGGTTAATTGTCAAATTGCATCTGATGGGCGCTGACTTCTATGCGTTTTTAGTATTTGCCGCAACAGCACTATATGTGTTTTTTTCTGCAAAGCAGATTATAACCTCCAACAGCATGTTAACTGAGTTAGCAAGAAAATATGATATCTCTGAGGTTTATTCGGGGAATACATGGCTATTCCCAAAGCGACCGCAAGAGCAGCTCAAGGTTGTTCTAAGTGTGAGAGCCATCAATGAGATTTCAAGTGAAGCAGATATCGAAGGTGCACTATCTGAAAGTACATATAAGTCCCTAAAACAATCAGAAGATATTAAGTTTTATGGTATTGATAATATACCTTTGTTATCACAAGCCTCTCAGTCTTTAGGCATTCCACTTAGCAATGAGATACAGATCGTTTCTGCGATGGTCACTAAAAGCGAAGAGATTGGAAAGCACTTTGATATTTATCGTGACTATATGGCTAATGGCTATCGTCGTTAGTCGGTACGTGAAAATTGTCGCATAAAGGCTGAGAAAAGAAGGAGGGAAAGACATGTCAGGATATAACATTGCAGCTAAACTAAAAGACGAGCAGGACAAGGTTAACGTTGACCTTGCCGGGTCCGGCGTCGCCTACAAAGAGCGCCTTAACATGCCTGTCGTTGCCGAAGTAGTCGCCAGAGAACAACCGGAGCCTTCGCGAATACTTCATGGAGCGCGTGCGCTACTACCGCGAGCAGAGCATCCAGTTGCCCCGAGCATCAGATCCACGCTACATCGAAATGGTATAGCTAAATAAAAAATAAGGAGAGGTATGGAGCGACAAATTTTAGTTTTTCGCGGCGAATTCGATTCCTACGTTACGTGTCAACCATATGTTGGAAGAATCCCTCCTGAGATACGGTCCATAGTTTTAGAGAATGAAAAATATTCTTTAACGGTGTATCCGTACGAAGGAGAAAGCTTTCTGGTTGCCCACCAGAGAGAGATAAAACATGAATCACTTGAGGAAGCGATCAAGATTTATAAACCGAAGCCATTAAATTGATTTTACGTTATCAACCAGCCATAATCATGTCATCGGAGCCTGAACAACTCCGGTGACTTCTGCGCATTTAAGGGGACTTAAATGCGACCACAATCTGAACTCCTCACCTTGTCACAGATGCAGAAATGCACCTGCGATTTTCTGCATTCTGCGGTTTCCGTTAAGGAGGCCGTATGACTCTGCCAGTAGACGGCATCAAACTCCATCGCGGTAACTTCGCGGCCATAGGTCAGCAGATTCAGCCATTGCTGGATGCCGGGCAATGCTTCCGCCTTCAGGTTAAGCCGTGGCGCGAGAAGCGCAGCCTGTCGCAGAACGCTCTCAGCCACATGTGGTACGCGGAAATCAGCGAATACCTGATTAACTCTGGACGTACTGACGCAACCCCTGAGTGGGTTAAGCGCAACCTCAAAAAGACCTACCTCGGATGCGAAGAGGTGACCTACACCGACTTCATCACCGGTGAGAAGACCACCACTTGGGAGCCTCGCCACACTGCCGACCTTGATACCGGTGAAATGCATATCTTCCTGCTGAAGGTTGAAATGTGGTGCGCTCAGTTCGGTCTGGCCCTGACTATCCCGAACGGTTGCGAGTACCAGCAGCTGCGCGATAAGCAGGAGGCCTGATGTCTACTCCACTTTCCCGCGTTATCAGTAACGAAATCTTCCGCGTGCCGGCGCGCCGCAAGCGTAAGCCAGCGGTTAAACCGTCCGACATCCCGACACTGAAAGACTACACCGCCCGCCAGGTTGATCAGAAATGGCTGCGTCTCGCGGCGAGGAGAACGCATGGCTAATTTATGCAAAGCGGCACGCGGCCGCGAATGCCAAGTTCGCATCCCGGGCGTATGCAACGGAAATCCTGAGACATCTGTACTGGCTCATATCCGCCTGGCGGGGCTGTGCGGAACCGGACTCAAGCCGCCTGACCTGATCGCCACCATCGCATGCAGCAGCTGCCACGACGAGATTGATCGCCGCACCCGCCTGGTCGATGCGGAATATGCAAAAGAGTGCGCGCTGGAAGGCATGGCTCGCACGCAGGTCATCTGGCTTAAAGAGGGGCTCGTAAAAGCATGAATGAATACCGCATCAGCCTACCTTGGCCGCCGAGCAACAACCGCTACTACCGGCATAACCGCGGGCGTACGCACATCAGCGCAGAAGGTCAGGCGTACCGCGACAGCGTCGCCAGAATCATCAAAGACTCAATGCTGGATATTGGCCTGACCGCTCCCGTGAAAATCCGTATCGAGTGCCATATGCCGGATCGCCGCCGCCGGGACCTGGATAACTTGCAAAAGGCTGCCTTCGACGCCCTGACGAAATCCGGGTTCTGGCTTGATGACCAGCAAGTCGATTACTACAGCGTGAAAAGAATGCCTGTCGTTAAAGGCGGTCGGCTAGAGCTGACCATTACCGAAATGGAGGTCGCATGAGCCGTGAAGTTATCGAACGCATCCGCGACCGTTGGCAAAAGCTCCGCCTGTTCCGGGCCCGCGGCACGGTATTAGTTGACTACCGCATTTTGAAGAATTTCGTTCGCATTTATCAGACCCTGGGAGAGACAGCATGACAGCGCAATATTTAGAATTTGTTCGCCAGCAGCTGATAGTGGCCACCGCCGATCTGAGCGGTGCGACGAAAGGGCAACTGGTAGCTTTCGCCGAGAACGCGCAATTCACCGCGACGGCGCGCAGCCGGGGAAGGAAGAAGGTGTATAGCGAGGCGAAGCAAAAAATGGTTAACCCGGATGGGCCGCCGATGAGCGGTATCCAGTCCCGCGCTAAGGGTTCGTCGATCGCCCTCGTTCTCCCTGTTGAGTATTCTACGGCCAGCTGGCGCCGCGCCCTGCTGTCGCTGGAAGAGCATCAGAAAGCCTGGTTGCTCTGGAACTACAGCGAGAACATCCGCTTTGAGCACCAGGTGGCGATCACCCAGTGGGCATGGGAGCAATTCAGCGAGAAGCTGGCCGGCGCGCGCATTGCAAAGAAAACAGTCGATCGCCTGCGTCAGCTAATCTGGCTTGCAGCGCAGGACGTCAAAGCCGAACTGGCAGGGCGGGAGGCGTATGAATACCAAAAGCTTGCCTCCCTGGTCGGGGTGACCCCGAGGAACTGGTCAGAGACGTTTACGGAGCGGTGGGAGGAGATGAAAACCACCTTGCGGCGGCTTGATAGCGATGCCCTGTTGCAGGTAACGCGATCACGTTCACAACAAAAGGCGACAAATTTAGACTCAAGTCTTGCAAAACTGGATTAAATGCGTCATATTTGAGTCTACTTTGATATGCTGCCTTAACTTTAAGTGGCGGCATGAAGATGATAGTCACATACCAGTTTGTAAAATTAGCCTCGGCATCCCGCCGGGGCTTTTTTATGCCTGCAATCCGGTCAGGGCTCTTGGGTAGAGACGTGCTGCACGACACGTTAAAGCCCTCCGCGCAGAGCCCTGACCCAGATTTCAGCATTCAATATGCGCCATTAGCTCAACCGGAGAGAGCAATAGCCTTCTAAGCTATCGGTTTCAGGTTCGAGTCCTGAATGGTGCGCCAGATAATGGCCTGACCTGATAACGGGTTCATAGCCCAACTTATCAGGGGCGTTGCTGCAACAGCGCCACGGGCCGCCAGACCCAGCCAGGGTATTTTCGGTCATCACCGACATTGCTATTACCCTCATGCTTATTACCCGCCTTTTTGCGGGCTTTTTTATTATCAGGTCCCGCGGGAATCATCATCGACACGCTTCGTTGTTAAATCCAGCCCGACGGGCCTGACCCTTTCAAACACGCACAGCACCCGCTAACAACGCGAGGTGAGAGTATGTATCGCATGGAAAAGATAACCACTGGTGCTGCCTATGGCGCTTCAGCCGGGAGCATCCTTAACGGCATGCTAAATGCCTACAGCCCCGAGCAGTGGAATGCCATCGGCGTACTGGTGGGCATTGTCATCGCCGTACTTACGTATCTGACGAATTTGTATTTCAAGATTCGCGAAGACAACCGACGTAGCAGGAGCCGAGATGAACCCGACGCTGAGGAATAAGCTGATTGGTGCGATCGCCGGCGGTTCTGGCGCAATCGCAATTGCTTCAGTCATGCTTGGTAATGCAGACGGCCTGGAAGGAAGGCGTTATTACGCCTATCAGGATGTGGTCGGCGTCTGGACTGTTTGTGATGGCCACACTGGCGCCGATATTCGCCGCGGTCACCGTTACACCGACAGAGAATGCGACAACCTGCTGAAGGCAGATCTGCGGAAGGTGGCAAGTGCAATTGACCCGCTTATCAAAGTTCGCATTCCTGATCCTACCCGCGCCGCGCTTTACTCATTCACTTATAACGTTGGCTCTGGAGCTTTCGCCAGTTCCACGCTGCTGAAGAAACTGAATGCTGGAGATATGCCGGGCGCGTGCAAGGAACTGCAGCGCTGGACATACGCTGGCGGGAAGCAGTGGAAAGGCCTTATCTCAAGGCGCGAGATTGAGCGCGAAGTTTGTCTGTGGGGGCAGAAATGAGATACGTACCGTCGGCGATATGCATGGCCGCGGCGGGATTCATTGCCGCCAGTGGACATGATGGGTGGGGGTGGTTTCTTTTCGTTGGGGTAATTCTGCTATGACTCGCCTAACCGCCATCGTCAGCGCTGTGATTATCTCCCTTATTGCCTCAATGGCATGGGCTATTCACCATTACCGCGACAATGCCATCACCTTCAAAGAGCAGCGTGATAAAGCAACGGCCAGGGCGGAAACCGCCGAGACCGTTAGCAATAGCGTAGTCACCGCAATGAACCTCATCAATGACATTTCCCGGGTAACCCAGAATGCAAAGACCGAACTTTCCCAGGCAGGTGAGCAGCGTGTTATCTACATCAGGCAGGCGCTTGAAGGCGATCAGTGTGCTAAGCAGCTTGTTCCTGCTGCCGCTGCTGACAGCTTGCGGGAATACGCGGACGGTTTACGTGCCGGCGCCGGTGGTCCCGATAAGCGCTGACCTTACTGCAGACACACCGATCCCCGGAATGGAGGTTCCGTTCACGTGGCAGGCTAGTCTGGAGTTAAACGCGAAGCTTTACTCTGCCCTGGGGCAGTGCAATCTGGATAAGGCGGGGATTAGGAGCGTCGAAAAAGGTCGGCAATCAATTTACGGTAAGCAATAATGAGACAAATGATGTGGGTCGCCAGTAAAACATATGAATCGATCAGTTGAATAATTTCGATGTGAGACATTAAACCTCCTTGGTGAGTTGATGGTGTGGTGCGTTCTATTGTGTAACTTATCCCTCCGCGTGGCTGTTCCTACTCCGGTAACATTAAATTCTTACGCGGTGATGTATCTATACTCGCCACTATTAAATCCGCCGCGCGTTGGACAAGCCCTTCCTATAGTGAGTCTTAATTGCTTCTGAGCAGGCTTAGCCTCTTACAGGAGGCAAATTCACTCACGCCGCCAGGCGAAAAGAAAGCAGCAATGGCGCGGCTATAAGGGTCGGTGCTGATGAACAGATAAAATAAGGAATGGAGTATGAGCAAACCCGACTGGGAGGCCATCGAGACGGCGTACCGGGCCGGGGTGATGTCCCTCCGTGAAATTGCATCGCAGCACGGTATCAGCGAAGGCGCTATCCGTAAGCGTGCCAAGCGTGACGACTGGTCGCGCGACCTGAATGCGAAGATTCAGCAAAAGGCTGACGACTTGGTACGCAAGCGGGAAGTACGCAGGACGGTACGCAACGAAAGCACTTTGACCGAACGCGTACTGATAGAGGCGACGGCCGAGGTTATCGCAACGGTACGCATGGAGCACCGGGGAGACATCCGGCGGGCTCGCGAACTGACCAACACGCTATTCGATGAATTGGCCGGAGAGTGTGGCAACGTGGCCGCGCTTGAAGACCTGGGCGAGATGATGCGATCGCCTGATGACAAAGGTATGGATAAGCTCAACGATCTCTACCACAAAATAATCAGCCTTCCTTCCCGCGTTAAATCCATGAAAGACCTGAGCGACAGCCTGAAAACGCTTATCGGCCTCGAGCGCGAGGCATACAGCATTGAGAATAAGGCTGAAACGAAAGAGGTTACGCATAACGTCATGCTGGTACCAACCAGCGATAACGTGGATGACTGGGAGGCGGCGGCGCAGAAACAACAGGGTGAGGTGCTCGGTGGATGAATTACAAAGCTGTATGGAAGCCACTGCCTGGATCACAGTCACTGGCTCTGAGTTGCCCGTGTAACGAAATACTTTTCGAAGGAACTCGCGGCCCTGGTAAAACTGCTGCACAGTTGGCCCGGTTCCGGCGCAATGTTGGCGTGGGCTATGGCTCGTTCTGGCGTGGCGTCATCTTCGATACCGAATATAAGAACCTTGCCGACATCATCACGCAGTCGAAGCGTATGTTTCGTCTGTTCAACGATGGCGCTCGATATCTGTCATCTGCGAGCGAATTGCGATGGGTATGGCCTACAGGAGAGGAGCTTCTCTTCCGCTTCGGCAAAGAGGCAGACGACTACTGGGATTTTCACGGGCAGGAATTCCCGTTCATTGGCTTTAACGAACTGACGAAACAGCAGTCCCCTGAATTCTACGAAATGATGTTCTCCTGCCGACGCTCATCGTTCAGGCCGGAAAACTACCCGCTGGATAATGGCAAGTTACTAAAGCCGATCCCGCTGGAGACGTTCAGCACGACCAACCCGTTTGGCATCGGGCATACCTGGGTAAAGAAACGCTTCATTGAGCCAGCGCCGCGCGGGACCGTGCAGCGCGACCGGCAAATGGTATTCAACCCTCAGACAGAACGAGAAGAGGAAATCACGCTTACCCGCGTAGCTATTCACGGATCGTTTAAAGAGAACCCGTACCTTGACCCGCAGTACATCGCGACCCTGATGGCGATAAAAGACCCAAACCGCCGCAAAGCGTGGGTGGAGGGCTCCTGGGATGTGACCAGTGGCGGGAGAATTTACCATCTGTGGAATGAAGCGCTGCACGGAATTAAACCGGTCCG